CGCTAAATGTGACCCATCCATTCCGTTAATACCGGTGATTAGTGCTCTTTTCTTTTTCATATATTATTGTAAAAATTGTTTTGCTTTTCTTGTCTTTCGATTTGTTTGTGGTGGTATAATGAGAACCTTTCTTCTGCAGGAAAATTAGCAAAGGTGTTATAACCACTAATTCTCTCATGCACTTTACCAAACCATTCTACATCATTTGTATTTTTGTAAATTCTTGTTTGATAATCAGGAAAGTTTACCCATCCTTTTTCATTCACTCTCCATCCCCAACCCTGAATATGTGCTTCTGTTAATCCATTTACAGTATTCACTCTAGGAACAAACACTATATCAACATTATTACTTTCCAAAATTGTTTTAAGATTTTGCATCAAATATTCAGTTGGGGTTTCATCTGCATCAATTTGGAAAATATAATCTCCACTACAATTCTTCTTAAGATTGTTTTTAAATGTTGCGAAATCTTTGTTAAGTGGAAATGATACTATCTTAGTTTGTTGGTTAATTTCACCAAAGATAGTTACGAAATCTAATACCTCTTTGGTAACACCATTTGTATCATATTGAATTATAATCTCATCTTCCTCTTCAATTCTACTTTGAAGGAAGTTAGTTAATTCTGTAATCTCTTTCAGTTCATTACAAACTGTTATTGCGTAACTTATTTTCATATTTTTTAATGTTCTCCGTAGATATTCTTACTTGCTTCTATACCTGCTTCCTGAACTGTTTTTGTTTCCTTTGATTCAACTTCTTTTTCTGCTATTTTTTTATCAGCGTAAACTTTTTCCGCATCTTTTTTCTTTTGTTCTTTTATAGCCGCTTCCTTTTCTTCTTTCTGTTGTTTCAATTTTTCTCTTTGGCTACGTTTTTCATCCTCTGTAGGGTCTGTTTCATCTTTAATAGTAACTAACCAAGTCTTAAGATATTCTATATTAAAAACAACTTCATTACAGTCTTTTATAGATACTAATTTATACTCTCTATAAGTATCTCTGTATATTCTAGGTTTAGTTTTTAAATATTCAAACAAAGGTTTGCCATCTGCTGGATATTTTTTCATAAAATCTTTAAAATTCCAACTTTCCCATTCATCAAAATCTTTATTAGCTAAAGGTCTACACGCTCTTTTAATACCTTCGAAAAAAGCATCTGGATTAACTTGCTTTAATTTTATAGATGCTAACCAATTATGCCCATCTCTTACAAATCTACCTATTATAAAAACAAAACACGTATCTATACCAACCAATCTCTTTGTTCCAATTTTCTCATCCGCATATTTGTAAACCTCTAATCTATAGAAATTACCTTGTCGCATCATCGTTTTAGGTCTGTTTAATTCCTTTACGATGAGGTTTTCCCATTGTCGATTATAGTTTCTCTGCGTTAGTGCCATTAGTCAGGTAGTATTAAATCAATTTTTTGTGCAACCTTAATGTGAGTATTAGCTATTTTTCTTAGAGATTCGGTCATAGAATTCATACTAAACTTTGTTCTATTTCTCTCTCCTAATTTTTTAGATTCAGCTGAATACTTATCGTAGTTCTTATAAATATCAAGCATCTTAACCGCTGCATTACTATAATTTACATAAAACCATTGTGTATCCTTTAGTAAGAATTGATTTGCCGCACTTTCATCAACATTTCTTAATTGCCCTTCCAATAAAACTGCTCCCTTTTCATCTAAGAAATCTAAGTGACCACTCCATTTAGAAACAACTACAGGTTTACCTGTCATACTGAATTCTAAAAGAGGTCTACCATATCCCTCACCATGTGTAAATGATACGGATGCTTTTACTTTAGGGTGATTGTATAACTTCCACATATCTTCTTCACTTAAATCACCATGTAATAAGTAGATAGGTGCTGAACCATTTACTCTAGAACTAGCATCTTCAATTTTTCTTCTCATCTCTTCTCTATCTCTTACGGAGAATCCAGCTGAAGATGTTTTCATAACTAACGCAGGTTTCTTTCCTTTACTTCTTGCAAACGCAGATAAGAATGTTTGAATTAATCCTCCGTTATCTTTTCTATCGTGATACAATCCACCTGGTAACCAATGCCCTACAAATAAGAAAATAAAATCTTCTTCAATTTGGTCTAATAATTCCAATCCACCTGTTTTATGATAATCACATCCTTCAAACAAAACTTCAATTGGTTTGGTTAACTTATGTTCAGCTAAAATTTGCTGAGTATCTTTATGCTTTTCATGATAAATGGTATCCGCAATTCCTCTTCTAGAATGTTCGGAAGTTGTAATAATCAAATCCATTCTGTTACAACCATCAATCCAATCTTTTGCTACTAAGTTAGTTTCAATACCAGCGGTTATACCGATATTAAATTTACCCATTCTTTGGAATTCATTTGGAACGGTTACTTGTACATAGATATCAATTTCTCTATCTACGGATGAAACTGTGTTAGAGTTAATCCATTTATGAAATTCATTTTCTGGATTTAATTGGTCCATCGGGCAATTTCCCCACTTTGTTGATACTACTTTAATATCATATAAATTTAAATCTTTAAAAGATTTTAAAAGGTCTCTACTATGGTCTCCGTAACCACTTCGTGTGGATACAGGAGCCTGAAAAACTAATAATGGTTTTTGTGTCATAACTTTATTTTCCTGTTGAACCGAATCCGCCTTCGCCTCTTTCGGTGTTAGATAATTCATTTACTTCGTTAAATTCAACTGTTGGATGTGGGATAATCATAATCTGACAAACTCTATCACCAACTTTATAATTTTCTCTTTCTACATTATCTATTCCTTGTATTTTATTAAATGTAGCCTGTAATTCTCCTCTATACCCGCTATCAATCACACCAACTGAATTACTTAATTGTAAATTTGTTTTTCTGATAGAAGAACGAGGAAATACTAATCCTACAAATCCTTCAGGTATTTCTAATGCAATACCTAATCCATATGTGATTGAACCTAATGTTTCACCTATAACCGATGTTGCAACTAAATCCATTCCTGCATCTCCACTCTTTGCATAAGATGGGATAGTTGCATTCGGATGTATCTTTTTAATCTTTACTTTCATAATATCTTCTTCTTACTTTTGCACCCAATTCTTCATTGTTTGGTGTATCTAAAATTGTTCTTTCATCTATTGTTATTAGGTTTCTACTACTACCCATATAACATTCTCTACATAATTGTCCAGCTCCTTCAACATATCCAATTCTGAAATCTATATGTGTAGTTTTTAATGTAGTAGTTTCTACTCCACATTGAATACAAGTTTCAAATATATCGAATTCATCTTTTGGAAATAATTCTAATTGCTTTCCCATATTATTCTTTTATTTTAAATAAATCAAATCTTTTTCTAGGTTTCCATTTTTCAAATGCTCCTTCCATTCCTTCTATCAATGTATCACACATTCTTTGAGCGTGGTATCCATTTGGCCCTTTGAAGAATTCATGTCCGATTAATCCTCTTTTCTTTCTCTCCTCCTTTGGAATATGATACCAATATCTCATTGCATCTGCTAAATCCTGAATATCAATCTTATCATCAATAATATATGGAGTAGGTACTGAACCAGTCATTGTTTGTGCTTTAGCCCATAATGGTTTAACCCATTCTCCGAATGTTACTTTATCTTGTGAATCTCTCCAATTGTGAAGTGAACCAATTTTAACATAATCTTCAGCGGTTACTAATTCTCCACTATCTTTCCAACGGAATCCACATTGGTCTTGCAATCCACCCGTTGTTAATACGATGATTGGTGTACCAGCCATTACAGCCTCAGCAGTTCCTAATCCAAATCCTTCGTTACCACATATATTTATTGATACATCTGATACATTTAAAACTTGATTAAGTTGTTCTGTGTTTAATTTACCCGTTGAAAATTTAATATTACAATCCGGTGCCAATCGTTGAATAACCGCAGGTAAATCTGTTCCGTTTTCATCTACCGGCTGAGTATGCATTAGTAATAATACTTTATCTTTTTGCTCAGCAGTTAATGTATCACAGAAAACTTTATATGCCCAAATAACATCAGATGGTTGCTTTCTGCGAATATTTCTATTTGACCAATGGAATACAAAATCATATTCTTTTCCTTCAAACAATTGTTTAGTGAAAGTCTTATCAATTTGAGATTCTTCTAATGGTCTGTATAAATTAGATACACCATGCGGCACATATGATACTTGCCAATCTTCTCTAGGAACCCAGGTTTTATTGTTTTCTAATTTCCCAACTCTTTTGGTAATACCATAAGTTTGCTTAGAAATACACCCAATCCAATCACAACTTTCGTAATAATCTCTATTATAATGTGGGTCTGGTAAATCATCCCAAATGTGATAGAAAAATATTGGTGTAGTTTGTCTGATTTCATGTTCGATATCATATAACCAAATCCAATATCTAGGGTCGGTAAAGTGTAGGATAGCATCTGGATTATGCTTATCTATTAATTGTTTAACAATATTGTAATCACCATATCCACTATAAGGATAAATTGTTACATTACCCTCTGTTAAACCCGCAACTTTTCTCGCATCCTCCGATACATCAACTATTTTTCCCTGCTCAGGATGATTAATTGCTGCACCAACTTGAATCCAATCGTATTTGTGTAAACTACCTAATACTAATTCTTTTGACATAGTAGCTATTCCACTATGCATTCTTAAATCATCTGATAAAAGTAAGATTGTCTTTCTTTTGTTCGCCATAACTTATTAATAATCTCTTTTTAAAATTGTGAACCTGATATTTGTAATTCTCCGAATGAGTCTATCTTTTGTTTAAAGATTGGGTCTTCTACATAAAGGGTAAGTGAGCGGTTAACTAATTTTTGTAAACTCATCTTATCATCTAGTGTAGTTCTCTTAAATGAAGAATACAAATCTCTAAGGATTTTTACACTTGTTAATTTTACGTCCATATCGTTTTGTATTTGTATATATAGATATATATATGTATTTTTAATAAAACGATAAGTTTTTTAAATATTTTTTTAATCTTTATAAAGTGGACAGAGTTTTCTTTCTTTAAACTCACACCAATTACAAGATGTTCCTTTTTTAGTTGGGTAATCTATATCTCTATAGTTTCCTGCTTCATCAAAAACGGTATTCACAAACTCCATAAATCCATTCCATGCTTTATTTACAGATGGTTTACCACTTGCTGGCACATGCTTTGATATGCGAGGAATAGGATAATCTGCATCCTCTTTAACCTTTCTTTTTAGTATATGGAATTCTACTTTAACTTTATCTTCACTTATGTTATACTTTTCAGCATAGAATTTTTTGTAGATAAGAATCTGTGCGTTTTTAATTGGGTCTGATTTCTGATATTTACTCCAACCTGCAGTTGATGTTTTGAAATCTATAATTGTAACTGATTTGTCCCATGTATCTCTAACAATAACATCGACAAATCCTATGAAGTTTACATTCTCTTTAATCTGCATATTAAGTGGTAACTCAATAGCAACTAATTCAAATCCTTTCTTATTAAAAAAACTTCCTAATTTAGTTTTGAAGTAATGAATTATCTTTCTACCATCTCCGTAGAATTCTTCCAATTCTTCTTTTGTACAAGGAAACTCTCCTTCTTCTAATTTTTCTTTTTCTTTATTAAAGTTTTCAACTAATCTTTTTCCCAACAATCCATCTAAATCTAAAGCCATTGCCGCGGTTTTAGTGGTGTTATACATTATATCTAAAAAATGTTGTAGAGTTTCGTGCATAGCAGTACCAAATATCAAATGTATATTAGCATTTGATACCGATAACTTATCTATATAATTTAATTTGTATTGTTGTGGACAAGTTGACCACATTGAATATTGCGAAAACGAAACTCTTCCCATAAATTATTTTTTACCTTTTTTTACTTTTTCTGTTTTTGGAACTTTCTCTTTTCCTTTGTATCCATACTTTTCTTTCAAGTACTTCTTATACTCCTCTCCTTCTTTAATACAGGTCAGTATATGGTAATAATCTATAGCAGTTGATTTTGAACAAGAGTATTCTTGTTGTAATAATTGAACAATTGATTCATCAGATGTTTCCTCTGATTTGCCTTTGATATATCTAAAATAATATCTACCGGATGGTATCAACCCAATAAGTAATTTATAGAATATTTCAGGCTCCATTGTTTGTGTTAAGGGTTGGA